GAATAAAAAGCGCCCGAAATCGTATAAGGGGAAGCGATACGTGATTAGCGGTCCATTCTAGTCGGATTCTATCTAAAATTATAATAATATTTTATTATAATTCTAGGTGCATTTCCGTGCTAGTTTTATGGGTTGACGTCAGTACTTTACGGTATCGAAATAAGTGATAAGAATTAATCATTTTAATAGCTTGCTATTAAGATGGCTAATTTTTATCTTAGGGGGCTTATCTTGTTTCCTGTAATATGTTTAATTATGTTTCGATATAATTATCGATTACAAAAGACGGATAAATAACCAACCCTACTTATATATGTTACCGAAGATAATTAATTTTCATCTTGTATGAAAATTATATTGTACTGAGGGAGAGGGGTTTTTACATTAGTAAAAATCAATCTAAAGGATTCAGGTTAGTAATAACCCTCCATTATTAGTCTATAAACATGATTGTCTTATTGCTAATGTATGGGAGATTGAATCCAAGGACGTTCAACGTTGCTTGATCACGATCGACACTCCAAGCAACGCAAGTGATCTCCTTGAGCTCTGGGAGTCCGTCTATGAAGACGCAACCCAGAAGTGTTCCGCTGAAGTCTCTGATTTGCGAGACCTCGAAACCGTGAGGTCTCGGGTTAAAGACGAAGGGCTTTCGTTTCTCACGATTGCCCTGCCGCAGTTCGCAAAAGACTTCGAAAGAAGCCTAGCGACCGGCCGGATTGACTCAAAGTGTTTTAGGAACTTCAAGAAGCTCCTTCCACACCAAGCAATCCCTGCATTCCTGCAAGGTATGCTTAGTCGTATCTTTAACCAGGAGACAGGAGGGTTAGTTAATGACAGTCCCGATTCCCCGACTCTTGTTGAAGCAGTACGTCAAGTCTGCCTTCTCTTCAAGAAAGTCGAGTTGCCGTGTTCGCCCGAAAGGACGAAAGCGGCGATTCGGAACTTCGTTTCCGTGGAGCACGAGCTTCATCAGTTTTCTGCACCATTGGATGCGGTCGATTCATTTCGTGCCGTTTCTGAAGTGCTTTGGCGTAACCTCTTGCTGGGTGATTTACTACCTAGTTTGTTGGACCCAAAGCACGGTCCCGGTGCCACCGCTGAACGGATCCTGGGAAACCAGAAGTACGTTTGGCAGCGCTGGCACGAACGTCTGGAAGGAGTGATGCCATTCATCGGCTCCGCCTATTCTCTAGGCGTGGTCGCTGAACCATCTCTCATCCAGAAGGTTACGTTTGTGCCTGAGGACGATGAGCAACCTGTAAGGGTTGTGACCGTTCCGAAAACTTTGAAAGCTCCCAGAATCATCGCCGTCGAGCCTGTGTGTATGCAATACACGCAGCAGGCGTTACAGTCGCAACTTTACGATGCGATTGAGAACTACTGGCTAACTAAAGGTCACGTGAACTTTCGTGATCAATCAGTGAACCAGTTGTTAGCGGTGAGATCTTCGGCCACAGGTCAATTGGCGACCATTGATCTTAGTGATGCAAGTGATCGTGTTCCACTTTCACTTGTGTTGGTAATGCTAGATAGCGCTCCCGTTATCCGGGATGCTATTCTTGCATGTAGGTCGAATCGCGCAGAGCTTCCAGACGGTAGGGTTCTCACCCTACGGAAGTTTGCGTCTATGGGTAGTGCTCTGTGTTTCCCGATCGAAGCGATGTACTTCTACACCGTAATGGTGCTCGCTTTGCTACGGTTACACGACCTTCCTGCAACCCCGAGTAATTGCCGAAAGGTAAGTCGGGAGTTGTACGTATATGGGGATGACTTAATTGTCCCCACATACGCAGCGGATGCGGTTCTCGATTGCCTACAGGAGTACAACTGTAAGGTTAATGATTCCAAGACATTCCTGAGCGGAAAGTTCAGAGAATCGTGTGGGATCGATGCATATAACGGATATATCGTCACTCCGACGTATATCCGAAGTATGCCTCCGAAGAACCGGCAGCAAGCGTCAGAGCTAATCTCTTGGATCGCTACCGCAAACGCCTTCTACCAGAAGGGGTTTTGGCGAACGGCGACTCTCATGTTCAGCAAATGTGAGAGGATATTAGGGGAATTACCCTATGTCACGCCAGAGAGTCCGGCGCTTGGACGAATATCCTTCCTTGGTTACCGCTCCGCCTCCGGGTGGAGCGTTGACCACCAGGGTCTCCGTGTGAAAGCATGGGTACCCGCCCCAGTCTACCGCAGTGACAAGGTAGACGGATATTCTGCTCTCTGCAAGAGCCTTCGTCAGTTGGAAAAGAGTGAAAACTCTAATCTCCCTGATGATGAGCTTTTGTGGGGTGCCCTCCGGAAATGGGATAGTGATATCCCACCACCGAGAGATAAGCACCATCTTGAGCGTTCTGCACGGCGCGGCGCCGTCACATTAAAACGCCGATGGGTCCCGGTCACATAGACCGGGGTTAGTGGCCTAAAAAGCCACAAGGGG